TTAGACCCCAACTCGTATGAATGGCAAACTCTTGCTAACAAATTAACTTGTAAAGGACCAAAAGTTTTTGATGGAGACTTTGCGCAATATGATGGTACCTTGTGTGCTAAAATTTTGTGGAAAGTCCTCGATATTATTAACGATTGGTATGATGATGGACCAACAAACCGCCTCGCTCGATCAACCCTCTGGGCTGATATTGTTCACTCTGTACACGCGTGCAGAGGAACATTATATCAGTGGACTCACTCAATTCCCTCAGGCTGCCCCATAACTGCTATTGTTAACTCTATTTATAATAGTCTCTCTATGCGTGTAGTCTTTCTTGAAATGTGCCCTAACCGAACTATTCACGACTTTGAAGCTCATGTATCTATGAACTCCTATGGTGATGACAATGTGGTTAATATCTCAGATGAAATATCTGAAGAATTTAATCAAATTGTTGCTGCTGAAGGTTATTCTAGAATTGGTATGACGTATACTGATGCTGACAAAGAAAGTGAACTCCGCCCCTACAAAACCCTCTCTGAAATCTCGTTCCTCAAGCGCTTTTGGGTTAAGGATAAATACCTTAACTTTTATGGCGCTCCTGCCACCCTATCCTCTCGACTTGACATCCTTAACTGGACCCGTGAAGACAATATGACTGACTCTTACGAAAATGAAATGATGACTGTAACTAGTGTAGCCTATGAACTTGCATACATAGGTGAAGAAGCGTTCAACTTTTGGACGCCTCTTATTGCTAAGGCTTACCTCCAAGCCGGACATAAGATGCCAGTGTTCTCCCACTATACTGATTATCTTAAGTCAAAGAGTGTAATGTGATCTCATTAAGGACGATAAAATTCTACTAGTCAAAGTCCCGACATGCTTAACCGTTAAATGCTATTACACGAAAGACGCTGCTTATTCAAGCTTATTTCCTAGGATGCGTCGTTGGCAGCCCCAACAATATCCAAGGAACTAGTAGTCGAAGAGAAGCACTAAGTTATGCTCTCTTTTAAATAATTAACTTACTGACAACAACCCTAATTCTCAACTTGAAACTTACGCCTCAA